CCATCACCAAATTCGCTGAGGTCATCACGCAACACATCACAAATCTTTTCAATGGTTTTCCAAGGGCATAGGCAATCTATGTTTATCTGTAGTACCTTAGTACCATGCATAGAGCCTATGATTTTTATCTTATCGCATAACATACATGTTCCTTTGTATAGGTGGGGTACTCGCTGCGTCTGTGGTAGCAACCTTTCAGTCTTTCGTCCACAGCATCCGCTTTCCCCCGTTATCTTTTAAGCGAAGGCAATGTCTTCGGCAATGTTCCACAACTCTGAGTTGATGCGGATGTTTTCTTTCACACTGTTAACAGGGCGAGCCTTACGAGTCACACCATTGGGGTGCTTCTCAGACAAGCTCTTAACGAAAGCATTGCCACGAACAACACCTTCCTGAATGCGGTTGAACACAGTGAAGGCATCCATGTAGTTGTCTTCTTGACGAGAAAATTTCAACACATCAGCAATGGTTTGAGGGGTAGCATACACACCCTTGGTCTGCTCTTCAAGCATGTCCCAACGTGTCTCAACACCACGCTTAGCCATCAACACAGACTGATGTGGGTCAAGTGTCACACCACGCAGTTTCTCAAGACGCTCCATCATGGTGGGCAATGTAGCCACAGTGTTACGAAGCATGTCTTCAAAGCCACTCAGTGCCTTGCTGTGATAGATGCGAGACTGGAATCCATCACCTGCAATGAGGCCATTGGCACAGATGAAACGGAAGCAACCTGCAAACAACTTCACAGAGCCTGAGCCATCGTGAGAGTTGTACAAAATAATCTCAGGGCGAATGTCACCAGTGCCAAAGTCAATGTCCCATGTCTTAGCGAAGGCTAACATGTGGGCTGAGTGAGCAGGGTTGAGGCTACGGCTACGCTTCTGTGCTGCTTGCACTGGTGCATATCCATAGTCTTGCATCACTGGGATGATGTCGCTTGTGTTCAATGACACATAACGATCTGTAAGTTTCTCAGCCTTGGTTGTGCTGAAAGCGGCAGGTGCAAGCTGTTGAATACGCTCAGCAGAGAGAGCAGAGTTGTTAGCATTGCGAGAGAAGATGAGGTGTTTAGCCATGATGTTTTCCTTAGGAAGGTTGATGAGTGTCAGCAACTGACGATTAATTATAACCACAAAAATAGGGGCAGTGTCAATATGTCTATCGACTTACCCCTACAGATTAGTCGGTCTTTTTAACCAACGGTATCACATCTGTCCAAGCGGCTAGATGAATAGTATCTCCGAACATATCTAGGCAATAGCTATACATGCCATCGATGTGATCGAAGTAGAAGACAGCCTCAGTGCGGGGACACTGCACATAGGTCTTAGGCTTCACTGAATACAGTGGTGTCACTGGTTGTTTGTCGAAGTCTCGAATGTCCACTTCACTTAACATAGGGGTAAAGCCTTTCCTTTTCTTGTTCAATAAACAATCGTTTTGTTTTCTGTCCTTCGGCATAGCCTAAGACATAGTCTTTGTTCATCCATTCTTTAGACAAGGGCAAACTGCGTAGACCATGAACAAACCCTAAGGTGAAGCTCATATCCATACAGCCACCAGTGCCACAATGGAGCATATAACAAACCAAGTGTACAGAGTTTTATCGCTCATGTCTAGGCTCAGGTGGTGTGCTAGCAGGAAGGGGATGGGTAGGGAAAGGCCACGCTGGTGGTGGAGGGGGCGGTGGCGGTGGTGCTTTATACATTAGCTGAGTCCTTTCGTTGTACATGCTTAGCTAACAACCACTTGTCTCCCAAGTGCCTAATGCTTCGCACCCACTGTCGTTGGTTGTGTCTATTGATACGCTTGTCAACACCTTGTGTGTTGAACAATTGTCGTACATGTTTTAACATCTTTGTATTCATTTCATTCCTTAACAATACGAAAGTTTCTGCAGTCTACCTGTTCTTTGTTGGCAAAAAACAACCCATCGAGGAATCGTTCCAGTGACAGAGTAGCCTCATGCAATGTGTGATAACGCTTAGGTTTGTAATCACCACTGTCTGTCACATAGAATTCTAGGCAATGCCACTTGTCACGCAGTCTTGTTTGTATCTTGTACATATGAGTATCTTTCATAAGAACGAATCTTGCTGTCACCATCGGTGTGTTTAGTGACCCACTTGATGGATACATTGTCGGAGTGCAGTCGCTGTAGTAACAACGACAAGTCACAGTCTTCCTCAAGGTAGACATTGTCCTTGTATTGGTAGCTGTAGCTGCTTACATCAGGGGCAATGCCCAAGTTCTCTAACACCTTACGCTTCACCTTGCCCCATCCATGTCCTGCATCAGTGTATACAGTGATGGTGAATGTTTTCTGTTCTGTCATGTCGTTAGTTCCTCAATAGTTCCTGCCAGTACCACTGTCTTACCAGTAGCTCCCACTGTAAAGCTAAGCTTTGTTATGTTTGGATGTGACCGAAGGCCACACTTAGTCATATACATTTCCATCTGTCCTCTTTCATCGAAAGAATGTTGCCATCCATGTCCATTGCTGAACTCCCAACGCAGGGTGTATGGTGGTGGAAGCATAGCTTCCTCTGCTTTGATTGCCCACATCCTATCAATCCTGTCATACGAATCATCTTTGATCATTTCAATTCCTTCACAGGGATGGTGAAGTCATGCACCACATCCCCTTGTTTGTTATACACATACAAGTGCAACACTGTGTTCTCCATGACGGAGTCAAGGTAGCACTCAACATATCCATTGTTCTTACCAATGTTAATCACTGTGGATTTAACAAAGTTATCCAAGGTTTCTACTGTTAGTTTCATAGGTTGTTATCCAAAATATATTTAGCATCAGCAATGTCTTTAGACAGTGCATCAATCCACTTACCATCATCAATGTACTTGTCAGCCGACTCAGCTAGTCGCTTCAGCACACCTCGAATGTCAGCCTTAGCACCCTTGGCAATGACAGGAAATCTTTCATGTCTTTCCATGCCTCGGATGAATGCATACCACACCTTCGACTTCGGAGTGTAGAAGGTGGTAGCAATTTCCTTACGCTCCCAATTCTTACTCATACTGGGATTGACATAGGCATAGTGCATACCAAAGGTATGAGCTGTCTGTTCCTGCTTAGTGATTGACAGGGTGAAGAGAACATCCCTTGCTTCATTGAAGCTGTCCCATGTGTTGTTGCCCTGTGCATCACAAGCATAGTCCCCATTGGACATCTCTACCATGTAACCTTCGGTTGTTTTAATAACTTGATTCATTTGCTCACCTCCTCAGTGCTGTAAATTTCCCAGTCACCATGCTCAATGCTAGTGAATTCACCACCATCCATGCTCATGGCTTTATCCCAAGCATCCTCATCGTTCTCAGCTTCTATGTAAGCATAGAAGTAAGTGATGTTCTTAGCCCACACTTTGTATCGCTTACTCGTAGTCATCACAAGCCCCTTCCATCACACTGTGCAGTGCCACACCATACACTAGGTCATCGGCACTGCTCTCGAATGCTCTACGAGTGTCTTCGATCAGCTCTATGATGTGATCACTATCATGGTTCTCAATCAACTCCCACAGGACAATGCCGTGGTCACCTGAGCTAAACAAATCAAGCCCAATCACCTGCAACACAGAATCATAGGACATGGTGTCAGGGTAATCAGACAACCATTGGTTGAGAGCAAACCTCTCACTCACCTTCATCTTCACAGGGAAGTCTAGGTCAGCACTCACCATGTAGAAGCATCGTCCATCACGAAGCTTCACATAGCAATAGGGATGATCGTCAGTGTCAGCAGGGTCATTGCCCTGCACCGCATCAACCAAGTCATCAGCCGTTAGGTAGATAACATCTACCAAAGTGTCATAGCTTTCGAAGCCCTTACCAGCAGGGACGGACATGCCTTCCTCTGCTAAGTCACTACGCATTCTCACCTTGTTCATGCTTCTTCTCCCTTGTATTCCAGTGCCAGTTTAACAATGCTATTTGCTACATCCTCCATGCTCTTGGCATAGTAGGGATGAAGGTGGTAGTCCTGTAGGGTACGCTTGTTATTCAGATTGCCTATCCAAATGAAGTGGCTATCGAGTAGGTTGAACACCTCTCTACGAAGTAGTTCTTGTCTGTCCATTTGTGTTTCCTTTCAGGATGAGTTCTCGCTTAATGAATGGAAGGTAAACCTTGTTACCAAAAAATTGGTATTGAAACATCTGATCATCAACAAGTTGATCAGAGTGTGCCTTCGCTGCTTTCAATGTCTTGAAAGTAGCAACAGGGCTAGTGCTATTGGGAAAGCACACAATGAATTTGTATCTGTATCTCATATCACCACCAACTATCGTAGAACACTGCCTTGCCATCAGCAAGGGCTTGCCTTGCCACCTTGACGAAGTCACCGACACTCTCAAGATCTTCGGGATGGATACTAGTCGTATCCCCAAAGAAGAAACCATTGCGAGGCACTAGCTTGTTAGCACCAACATCCATCTCCAGTCTGTCTAGATCTTTTAGATCAAGACGAACAGTGGTGCAGTTGAAGTCACCTTTCGCACCACCTTTAAGGCGATACAGATCCTCCATCCAACCATGAAGTGCATTAAACTTACGCCAGTAGCTGATCTGCTCAGCACCATCACCGAGTGCCACATCAACAGTGGCATCACCTACGCTGTCAGCATTGACAGCAAATGCATACATATCAAGTCCCATAATCGTTCCTCGGAAAGTTAATTGTTGAGTAATAGAAGTCGAGGATTTCATCCTCTGTCAATCTAAAGTCTATGTCACCGAGTGCCACAGCAATACCAATGTCATAGTTGTTTCGAGCAACACCTGTCTCATTTATCAGAGGGATCTTCATGTCACCTATAGCAAACATGCACCACCATCCTGTCTATGTCCACTGTCAGCCAAGCCTTACGGCTAACAGAATCGTAAACAATAATGTCACCGACATTAATGATTGCACCAGTCTTGCAACAGATGCCCTTGTATTTAGCTTTCATGATGCGTTCCATCTTGCCTCCGCTAGTTGTTCATCAATCCACCATGTGCCATTGGTGACACACTCTTTAAGGTCTGAGGCAAAGCCGACATAACACACAGCATCTGAGTCATTGAACAACTCAAAGATGTTAGCTTCGCTATCCCATCTAGCCCACACTTCGTAGCCATGTTTTTCTAATACTTTTCTCATTTGAAATCCCTCATGTAAATTGCACCACGCTTAATGCCTTCAGCATCAGCGAACACTTTCATACCAACAACATCAGCCTTATCCACTGATTGCTCAGTGGCTTTGATGACGAAGCTGTCATACTTATAAGGGTTATAAGTAACTTGCCTACCTATCATGCTGATGAAATCAAAGGCATTGTTAGCTCTGTTGGTGCAGTAGTTAATCCAAGTGCCACTAACACCTGCATGGACATTCTTACGCTTCTCTCGAAGCACTCGCTGTCGTCCCGCCTCAGACACCATCAGCTTACATCCCTCAAGCAACACAGTGTCGCTGTGGGCAACCACTCTACCTTTGAGATCGCCTTCCAAGGCTTTAATGCTGAAGCATTTCTTGTGAAGGTTGAAATATACGAACACTCTCATTGTGTTTCCTTTCAGGAATTGATAGCTAACAAAACTCTCTCTCTCACCACAGTGTCACTGGCCTCAGAGAATGTTTCATTCTCACCCAGTGCCTTTAACATAGCAATGACAGACTTGTCATTGAACATATGTTTCTTAGCTAGTTTTACTAGCTCATGCACCACATCATCACCATGACTGGTAAACATTCCATATCCCATGTTGTTTCCTTTCAGGAAAGTTTAATTAATAACCAAAATTTCACAGCAACAAATGCTGCAAAGCAGAGCACACCTATTACATATTCCATGCTTCTTCCTTCGCATCTTCAAAGCCTTTTACAAAGTCTTTGTCATCGGTGATGATCTTCCATCGTTCCTCCACCACCTTATGCACCTCTGTCACAGGGCAGTTAAGCAGAGAAGCAATGTCCTCACATAACAAGATTGTGTTATCTAACACAAAGTGGATACGATCTTCAAGAGTTTTCATGTTGTTTCCTTTCAGGAAAGAAGCTGATTGCATTGGGTGTTAGTTCAGAATCCATCATTTCAAACATGATCGATTTAGCCCTGTTCAGATACTGCCTAGCAGTCTCTGTGTCGCCCAGTGCCATTAGCTCTTGAGCATCTGACATAAGCCCTGCCACCCACATTCCACCACCTGCTAGCCGATAGCTGATCGATTCTTTGACGCTTTCCTTGAAAGCTTTCATGTCACAGCCATACATTTGCATTTCTTTTTCTGTCATGTTGTTTCCTTTAGGAAGTTAAACCATAAACTTTACGAGCCACAATACCAAGGGTATTGACAGGAACTTCAGTGTCATATCTGACAGGGTCAGTCAGGAAGTACATGTACTTTCCTTTGCTCTCATCAATGTAAAAAGTAGAATACTTTTTAACCAAGTGCTCATCGTAGTGAGCATCGAAGATGGATCTACTGTTAGTCCAACTGAATCCTTTTAGGATTGTCACCTCACCAATGGCAACTGCCTTGCCTAGTCCTGTCCTAATGATGGCAACTCTCTGCCCCATATAGGGATGCAAACTCTTGCTCTCTCTTGTCTCAATGGTTTTTAAACCATCAACGATTAGGTCAGCAAAGGATTCATCCTTTGTGTTCCTCACATTGATACCAATCATGTTGTTTCCTTTCAGGAATTGATTGCTTCAGCCAGTGCATTTTCACTGTCAATAGTGACAGCATCAAACACCTGTTGCTTCGTACCTTTGTAACCCATACCCTTAAGAATTGCATAGCAAGTCTTACCTTTGGCGGTGAGTCGCATACCTTTCATCTCCAGTTTAAGACCTTGTCTTAATGAACGGAGACGGAAAGCTTCAATTTTCTGTGGTGTATCTAGTACCATTGTGATTCCTTTCAGGAAGAGTTGCTTGAGAGAATGCTTAAATATTAAGCACTCTCAGAAACCCACTGTCTAGCACCGACCCCAGTGCCACAGTGGAAATTGTCTCTCACACATATTATCAACATGATATGTAAGCATGTCCTGTACATTCACCTTGTACAGACTAGGCTAGTCCATAGCAGTGGTGCTTACCTTGCTAATAGCAAGCACCCTCACCGACACTAGTATCAATTTTTAAAGAACATTCGTTTGAAGCTTTGCTTCACAGCAGGGCTTCACCCTATAAAGAACGCTAGATAACATTCTCCAAAGCCCCTTAGGGCTTCAGGCAAGGCTATCGAAGAGCTTTAGCTCACACCACAAAACCAGTGGTATCAAGCTTCGCTTTACCTTTGGCATACAGTCCGACAATGACTTTGTCATCGAGGTGACGAACATCAGAGTTGTCTCCAGAGACAACAGGGATTCCCATAAAGCTAGACGGAATGTCTTTTTCCTTACGGAAAACAACAGCCATTCTCATGTTGTTAAGCAAAGCTTTTTGAACGAAGGGTTGAAAACCCTCAACACCGGAATAGGAAAATGTCAGGTCATAATTGGCAGGTAAATCTTTACGATTTACATCTTTGGTGTAATCGTAGAATTGCACATCGGGAAAAGCTTCGAAGATATTTTTATATCCATTGATGGGAATACTTTCCCATCGAATGTCACTAGTACCATTCAAACGAACTAACGGAGTTAGTCCAAGTCGCTTAGCTTTGAAGAACAGCTTGTCGATATCAACAACAAGTTGTTGCATGAAGCTTTGACGATCAGTAAAAAACCATTCGGTTTTACGAATCCTAGCTTGCTGAACTGAGCTGAAAGCTCCACGACCTGCAGTGTAAAGGCAAGCCTTGTCACATTCGGCAATCTTTGCCATTGAACAAGTGTTCCACTTGGTGGTAGTGGCTGGAGCAAGGTATAAAATACCTGTCAGAAAACCAAGGCTTTCACCTTTGGTGGTTTTGGCATCAGTGGAGACGGACAACAATTTCATGGTGTTTCCTTTCAGGAAGTTTGTGGCAACATTGCCGTTGAGGTTTCAATTGTAGCGTTAACAAATAACCCTGTCAATTACAGGGATTTCTTAGCACCGATAAAGGCAGAGCCTTTAAACAACAGTGCCTCGTCATAGCAACCCATCCACTGCATTGCCTCAGCTTTGCTGAGAGTGTAGTGTGATTTCTTGAAACCAACACCAGTTACTTTGTAACCAAACCGCTTAGCTAAAGCTAACACAGCTTCATCTTTGTATAACAAAGCAAGGGAAATCAGTGAAACAAACAAACCAATTTTCGGCAACATTTCAATCATTTTTCTTCCTTCATGTCTTTCATTTAACTAAGAAAAGAAACTATTTCCTTTTCTCACTAAAGTGAAAAGGATAGTTTCTTTGTTAAATGAAAGACATGGGATCGGGCGCACATACGCAGATCTTTGTATTTTTAAGCATTTTTTAATGCCAACATAGTTGTCATAAAAATGCGATTATAAAAATACAAAGCAAAAGGATAGTTGTCCACAGTTTGTTATTGAGCCATGTCATTGGGTTGTTGATAACTGGGTTGGTTGCTGTGGATAACTTGGCATCGGGATGTTGAAAGGATGGGGTAGTTTTGCTTAAAAAATAGACAAGATGGGGTATGGTTTAAAAAGGGTTGATGGATATACCACCCCCAGTATCTGCTTCACTGCTTAAAAATTAAGCAACTATTTTCAGTTTTTTGACATTGATAACCGATTTTGAATCAGTATTCAGAGATCTTCTAAGTCATTGAATTCATTGAAGATTCTTTATTCTTGAGTTGAATGCATTCTATGTCTTTGATTCACCTAAGATCTGCAACGCATTGCAACGCATTGCACTGGCGCAGCGCTGGCGCAACGCTGGGGTGGCGGGGGCACAGGGGGGTAGGGCGCTATATGTATATGGCCTCGTACAAAAATCAGGAAAAATAGACTTGTTAACCAAGGCTGGTTTACAGCAGCGTCCACACCGCCATAGAAATAATTAGGGACAGATCAACTTCACAGAGATGTGTACACGCTAGCATAGGAAATGTTTAATATATTAAACAAAATAGATGTGTACACGCTAGTGCTAGATGGCTACATAGATGATAACTATTCTCATTAAAGTTTCATGCACTTGATACTTAAAAGTTCAGATTAGATACTTAAACAGCAACCTATAGGTACACCCCCCATATGGACCAGAGGCTAGGGAGGTACAACATATTTCATTCTTTCCAAAAGAAAAGCTTGACATTGTTTTTAATGTGTGTAAAACTACCACTACCTGCACCATGTATGCATTTGACATACAGGCGATACGAAGAAAAAGTATAGGCTACCTTCCGGCTACGGGTAAAGAAACGAGCTTGCAATCGGCTGCTGAAGAGAAAAGACTCGGAGAGAACGACATAGGGGCCACTGTGTTGTTCTTGCTCTGAATACTGGCAGTGGTAACACCTTACACTGACCAGACTAGACTTGATGTGGGTACTTGTTAAAAGCTGTTGCTAAAAGGGTGGGCTAACAACAGCCATAGATGAACACATCCCTTATGGGCTTTCTAGGTGTATGTTCTAGATATTAGTGGTAGGTAGCTGTATTTCACTATGTGATATGTACAGAGTTCTTACAAGTAATGGTAGTTGTTTCTTCACAGGATCTCTACCGTCAACACTATAGACATACATTGGGATAGGTTGTTATGTGTAGCAATAAATGCTACCATACCACCTTAGCTAGGCTATGCTTGTGTTATTGTTACAAAGTGTGTTAGCATGAAGCATTATGAACTTATACACCAGACAAGACTTAGAAGACAGAGGCTTAACAAACACATACCCCTACAGTGTATTTACACAGGCTTCATTAGCGTTACACAGGGGCTATGTAGACAAGATGCATCTATTCCACAGTGATGTCTATTATGTTAGGGCAGCATTAGAAAAAAGTACAGGATATGTATTTCCATTAGACAGAGTTGAAGAAGCTATGAGAGCTGAGGGATGGAAAGAGCATAGACACCTACCAAGGAAGAAACAACATGGCAACAAAGAAAAGCACTGTTAATGCTGCTGGCAACTACACTAAGCCTACAATGCGTAAGGCGTTAGTGGCTAGTGTTAAAGCTGGTAGCAAAGGTGGTGATGCTGGTGAATGGTCTGCTAGGAAGGCTCAGCTTGTTGCTAAGCTTTATAAAGCTAAGGGTGGTGGTTATAAATGAAAGCTTCTCAGAAGTCTTTAAAAGATTGGACAGACCAGAAGTGGACTACTAAGTCTGGTAAGCCCTCTTCTAAAACAGGAGAGCGTTATCTTCCTGAAGCAGCCATCAAGTCTTTAAGCTCTGCTGAGTATGCTGCCACCACCAAAGCCAAGAGAAAAGGTACAGCAGAAGGAAAACAGTTTGTTAAACAGCCTAAGGCCATTGCTAAGAAAGTGAGCAAGTTCAGATGATTAAAAGAGGAAGTGAAGAGTTTTCAGGGTATAACAAGCCTAAGGCTACACCGAAACATCCTACGAAGAGTCATGCTGTGTTAGCCAAGGATGGGGATACAGTGAAGCTAATTAGATTTGGACAGCAGGGTGTTAGTGGTGCTGGTGCTAGTCCAGACACAGCTAAGGACAAGGCTAGGCAGAAGAGCTTCAAGGCTCGTCATGCTGAGAATATTAACAAGGGTAAGATGTCTGCTGCATATTGGGCAGACAAGGTTAAGTGGTAACTAAAAGGAGAAACTATGGCTACCGATGCAGAAAAAGTTAAGATGTACCGTGAGAAGGCTAAGGACACTGCTGTTCCTCAAGAGGTGCGTAACACCTACTTGGACAGAGCTAATGAGCTGGAGCGTAAGGCTTTTGAAAATACAAAGAAAGCTCCTGCCACTCCTGAAAAGAAGATGATGTATGGTGGTATGCCTGTAAGAGGTAGCCGTACAGCCACTAACAAAGAAAAGAAGATGATGGGTGGTGGTTATGCTATGAAGCCTCCTGTCAAAGCTATGGCTAAGGGTGGTGCTGTTAAAAAAGCTGCTACAGCTAAGAAAGGTAAATGATGGCTACTAAGAAAGCATTTAAGCCTTGTGAGGGATGCCCCACACCAGCCAAGTGTAAAGCTGCTGGTAAGTGTATGGCTAAAGAGGGTAAGGGTGGTAAGCCTATGGTGGCTATCATGATTGGTGTGGGTAAGCCAATGAAAGCTAAGAAGAAATAATGGCTACTAAAAAACAAACAGCTAAGATTGCTAAGGTGATGGGCGAGTTTAAGGACAAGGGCTTGCACAGTGGTAAAGGGGGTCCTGTTGTTAAGAATCCCAAGCAAGCCATTGCCATTGCATTGTCTGAAGCTAAAATAAAACCTAAGAAGAAATGATAGACAATACAAGAGCTTCTAGATTTAGAAGTGTTGGTACAAACCTGACAGCAGGTAGTGCCAATACTATCTATACTTGTCCTAACAACTTCACTTCTAAGGTGGAGTTGCTATTTGTTTGTAACAAGACAAGTGGTAATAAGACAGTACAGATAGATTGGCATGACACTTCTACAGGAATCACCTACTCTATAGTTGGTGGATACACAGTGTCTGCTTACAACTTCTTAAAGTTTGACCAAGCCTATCTTGTTCTTAATGCTGGAGACTATTTATCCGTCACTCCTGAGGCTGGCAGCACAATGGATGCAACAGTGTCTGTTGAAGAATATTTTGATCCAGCAACTAGAGTATAAGGAAACACTATGGCTAAAAGAGAATTAACAGAACAACAGAAGAAATTCATTGAGGTGTTATTTGCTGAAGCTGGAGGCAATCCTGTAACAGCAAGGAGGCTTGCTGGCTACAGCGAAGGTTACAACACTAAAGCAATCATGGATGTCTTGAAGGAAGAAGTGATTGAGGCTACACAGCTTTACATCGCCATGAACGCCCCTAGAGCAGCTATGGCTGTTGTTAGTGGCATTGCCGATCCTACGGAGCTTGGCTTGAAAGAAAAGCTCAATGCTGCTAAGGATTTGTTAGACAGGGCTGGCTTGGTAAAAACAGATAAGGTTCAGATTGAAACTCCATCTGGCATTATGATTTTACCTGCCAAAGATAAGAGTGAGTGAGAGAGACTTAGGGGCTTGGATATTGCCACAGCCTAAAGATAAGGAAACATATGTACCCATACCAAAGATTGGTAGAACTATACCTTTTGGCTACCGACAAGATGAAACAGATCCTGACCTCTTGCAGCCAATACCTGCAGAGCTTGAAGCGTTAGAAAAAGCTAAGAAGCATCTAAAACAATATCCTTCTAGGCAGGTAGCTGCTTGGTTGACTAAGGTGAGTGGCAGAGAGATTAGTCATGTTGGACTTTTAAAGAGAATAAAGAGTGAGCGAAAACACGGATACAAATCCACTACTTACCGCAACCTTGCCCGAAGGCTCCAAAAAGCCCTTGAGCAAGCGCAGAGGTACGAAAAGAGGCTCGGCAAAGAAGACCAAACCGGATACTTCGAGTCAGAAAGCTACAGCAAGCTCACCCAATATATCGATAGCAAGCTCGGAGGAGACACAGCTTCCAATAGCTGATGAGAGAGAAGTGTTGTTTAAGCCCAATCCGGGGCCTCAAACATTCTTCTTAGCATCTTCAGAGAGGGAAGTGTTGTATGGTGGAGCTGCTGGTGGTGGTAAAAGTTATGCCATGCTTGCAGATCCTCTTAGGTATATGGTGCATCCGCAGTTTTCTGGGTTGCTTTTGCGTCACACGACAGAGGAACTTCGAGAACTCATCTGGAAAAGCCAAGAGCTTTATCCAAAGATTTACCCCGGCATCAAGTGGAGTGAGAGAAAGATGCAGTGGGAAGCACCATCAGGGGCTAGGCTATGGATGTCCTACCTTGATAGAGATGAAGACGTATTGAGATATCAGGGTTTGGCGTTTAGCTGGATTGGTTTTGATGAGTTGACGCAGTGGCATACGCCATTTCCGTGGAACTATATGCGTTCTCGTCTGCGTACAGCAGCAGCAGACCTACCAATCTTCATGAGAGCTACTACAAATCCGGGTGGTCCGGGTCATGCTTGG